TCTACAATTAAATCTAAAGTCTGTATTTTTAATTTCTCTATATCATTCAAAATTCATACCCCATAACTGTCATTGTAGCTGTTGCATCTGCTGTTGCACCCGTTACAGGCAATATCCCGAAAGCATTTGCTGCTGTTTCTACTGTGTACTTTGTAGTTGAAGTCAGTACAATATAATCTGTAGTTGCTGTCATACTACTTAAATCATTTGTCTGTAACCATGATGTTGCACTTCCTCCTGATCCAATATCAAAATCAGATCCACCTGCTAAACTAGCATCAGGACTGTGTATCACGACGTGAGTAATGATTGCTGACTTACCTGTTGGGACAGTGTATACAGTTGTTTTACTATCTCCATTCTGTAGGTCTACTGTTGCAGTTGCCAATATACTTAATACTTTTTCTTTAGCTCTCGACATATGTCACCTCAATAAAATAATATATCATCATCATAAGTTAAGACATCACCAACATAACAAAGCGCATTCAAGTCACCTGATATATCTATCCCACCATTTGCAGAAATCTTCCCTGTCTGTGTAGATGTTCCTGTTACTGTTAGATTTCCTGTAGTTACTAGATTCCCTGTAATATTAGTATTTGCTGTTAATTCTAAAGATGTATCTGCCTCCAGCGTCAACACACCATCTACACTCATATCTATAAACACAGCACTATCGATTCCATATATAAAAGCCATTGATGTTATATTGAAATCCCCGAAATCCATGTTTTGTCCAATTCCATCTATATATGCTAATCCATCTATGTATATATCTTGCCACTCTAAAGAAGCACTCCCTAGATTAAGAGTTCCATCACTACTAGGAAGTAAACTCTCACCAAAGGCATCTATATACGCTATTCCTGTAAGATAAAAGTCCTTCCATTGAAGGCTAGTAGATCCTATATCATATATGTTGTCCAATGTCGGAACCATCTCACCTGAATATATTGTTGTATTAGAAAGCTCTACCTCTGATGCAAAATTAGATTCATCAATATTCTGTAATATTAAATAAATATTGTGTAACTCGTCATCAAGACCAGGGACTGTAGTATATCTGTATTTTTTGTTCGCTTTCATGTTCCCCTTTCCTCGGCTTCTATCTGTACTTCATCTAGTTCAACCTTCAAATCAACATCATTAAACGCAAACTTATAGTTCATGTGACGAAACTTGTTATCTGTGAAAAACTCTCTTTCATACCCTTGTGCCTGACTGAAATCCATTGTAATCGTCTCTTGTGATGTCGTACTTCCATCTAGATAATAATCAAATGTCATGTTTACAGCAGATGTTTCAATAGGATGCAAGATCCTCATTTCTTTCATAATCTTACTGTTCATGGAATCAAAAGTTAAATCTTTAGAGTATATATATGCACTGATATTCCCCACCTTGTATACGCTTGTAGTGTCCGGCGTTACGCTCCATGTTCCATTCAGCGTGATCTTTGTTGTTGTATTACTTGCAATCAGTTCTTTCTCTCCTGCTGCTGTACCTGAGATGATTTCAATATATGCACCCTTTAAGCCATCTCCTGTTGTGTAAAAAGTAGCTGCACTATCTGTCAATGAATTGGATGCTGTTGATGTTGCTGTTCCTGACTTTGTTCCTGTAGTTCCTGCTCCATCATTTAAGCCTGTATTGAGCTTATAGACAAATCCAGACTCATCCCCTATATATACCTCTAATTCATCATTTGATCTCAATGTACCACTCACATTCGCAGGTAAATCCCAAGGAAACCACGCAGGCTGACCATTATCATCCATAAGATTAAAATCAGCGACTAGACACTTATCTGTAACTGTGCTTCCACTACTTGTTACCCATAAATAGTACCTTTTACGCTTATGGTCGTATACCCCATGAGATAGATAGTTTCTCGTATGATCTACTGTCCAAGGTGGGCTTCCCTCATTCGTAAACAGTGGCTCTATAGCATTAGAAACACACGATACTCGAACACCATCTGTGATATATACTCCACGACCACCATAGAAGATACAATCTCCACCTTCATTTCGTGCTAGTGTCTGATTTCCTGAACATCCAACAGGTGATGCAACTTCCAATATGTCATATGTACTAGGACTATTGCCTGACAATAAGTATAAGTGATTCTCTTTTGTGATTAACAATCTATCGTGGCATTGCACCATTCCTGTTATTTTATCCCCATCATCTTTCCCTACTGGTAACCATGCAGTCGTCTGAACGCTGTCTGGGTAAGAAACACCATTAGAATCGATGAAAGAATACCAAAGATAATTACCCTCATTATATACTGTATAATTAGATGTCGCATTAGTAGCCTCCTCAAAGACCTCAGATAGTGTTAATGTATTAGCTCCTGTATCAGCATCAGATACACTGTAATATCTAGCTGATCCACTTACCACAAACTTCATTCCAATCATACCATCAGTAACTTCCCCTGTAGTGATCGTTACCGTAGCACTTGACTGCGTAACCGCCGCTGTTCCTACTGTATAAGGATTATTACCAGCTAACCATAATCTGCTCTTAAATGACTCTATATACCTCTGTGTGGGCGGTACTGGTGATGTCGCCTCTTGTGCTGTTCCATTGAGTGTAGGCGCACCATATGCGGTTGTTAGCGATGTATCAGCTGCTGTACTCGTAATACTTACCAAAGATCCACTATAATCCTGCTCTTGCTCTAAGAAAAACAAAGCTGCATCTGCACCTGTACGATATATCCTTATCGTAGTAATCTGTGCGTCATAACTAGCATTTGCAGGAACATCAAATGTGATAGAGTTGTTTGACCCTGTAAGCGTCTGTGTTCCTATGCCACTCGCTATGCTCTCTACCCTGTTATCCTTGTTATAATAGGTATATATGTACTTGTAGGTAGATAACACTGTCAAAGCCCCACCTGTCGTCTCTGCGAAGTTAGTAGGATCACCACCATCCATGCGGATACCCATGTTATGAGTATTTGTACCATCATATCTTCTATTACGATCAACACCATTAACCATGTATATCATGTCATTTAGGATAGCTGCATCCCAAAACCCAACATCTAATAATCCTGAAACTAAAACTGCCATTTAGAACCTCACTAAGTACAATTGATCGCTATCATTAAAGGCGCAATAAAATATAGAATTATGAACAACCATGCCTGCTGTAGGCGAAGGAAAAGGCAAGAAAAATGTCTTTTTTACGGCATGAGATGTTTTATCAGCGATATAAATCAGAGTTTCTGATCCAGGAGCAACGCCAGGATGAGTACCCACATAAATATCATCCCCTACAATTATATTGAAAGACTTATCACTAGAACTGAAAGCATTTATAACTTCATCAGTTCCTCCCTCATGTACGTTTCCTGTTAAATCATAATCTATTCGATAATTACTATGGTCATAGGCCGCCGACCCAAGATAAATCCAATGTATTTTCCCGCCATATAAAGCTATTTGAGGCAATCTGCCAGCTACGGGATTTGCATTTATTATTCCAGAATCCGCAGCACCCGTCAAATCTGTTTCAATATATGCAAAAGCAAAATCCCCCCCACCAGTGTGTCCTTGCCTGATACCCACATATAACTTATCATCCAACAAACAACTAGCAATAGTAGTTGATGCAGCTGTCCGTCCCGCATATACAATGGCAGTACCCCATCCAGTTAAATCATTTTGAACAGTTCCAACATATACATCTGTTTTGCTATTCAAAGTATATAAAACAAAAACATTTCCACCACCTGCTGTGATTGCTCTACTTCCACTTGCTATGCCTAATGCACTATCCGTCAAAACAAGTGAAGATGAGAATGTTTCACTTGTGATATTGTATGATCCCATATATAGCTCGTTTCCAACGCTTTCTTCCCATGCAAAATAGAGAACACCATCATATATACAAGCATTCAAATCTCCCTTGCCCGTAACAGAAGTATTGAGAATAGTCTCTGCTGATGTATCATCATTCAAATCATAAATATATAAACTTATGTCTTGAGTATCTTTTAGCGATACAATGTATAGCTTGTCATTATACTCAAACATGTTTGACACAAGATACTCAGTCTCTGTTATTATTAAATATTCAGGATCATCCGTAAATGTGTTTATATCATCATCTGTCATTGCAATCGCTGACTCTTCTCCTGTTGATTTAAAGTAATCATATATTCCCCAGACTGGCCCTACAAATGCAGAGTTGATAACTTTACTATATCCTCGACGTGATCTTATCCTTCCAACCTTCTCAACGATCATATCGTTCAAATCAGGACTCTCGCCTTGCTGTAAATCCTTAGGTTCTGCCAGCAAATTAAGCCCTTTATATATCTTAGATTTGTTTTGTAATTCGCTCATATAGTCTCGTCCCGCAAGGTTGCTTCTGTTCCAACTATCATTGATCTTGAAGCTGTACTTGATATGTAATAATCAAATATACCTAAGATCCCACTTCCATGACCTGTCGTATTATGTTTCAAGTAACCTTCTCTTGACTTCAATCTACCTGCCTTACCCGCATAGAAATTGCTCATATTAGGTGAGTTCTCATTCTTTTGATCTAAAGCACTCACTTTGTTATGCTGCCCAATCCATAACTTAACTTTTACTTGTAGTTTGTTCACATGTACCACTGTGTGAGTCCGTCTGTTCCATCATCGACGTATTCAGCTTTTTGTATTTGTCGTTGTGTTAACGCCTTTGTCATGTTATCTAGATGCTTCTCTCTTTCCTTTTCTATTTTTTCATATCGCCCCGCTTCATCATCTCGCAAACACGCATTTAACGCAGCATCTAACACTAGAAACTTGTGATGTGATTCTGGTATCTCACAAACAATGTCATATACTATCGTCCCTGTTGGTGTAGTCCCAAAAGTCTCAACAGTTGCAACTCTAGTTGATCCAACATAATCTGTTATCTTAACTGTCTGGCCTGCTCCTGTACTTGCTGAGACTATGTAAACAGACGATCCATTATAATAATCATCTACATTACTTGTTGTTCCCAATGAAGGCGTAGCAGCTAATGTAATAGTCGTACTTGCAGCAGCAGCAGCTGTTCCATAACTTAAATCAGGTAGTTTCTTTATATACCAAATCTTCCGAGTTCCCGCTGTATTAGGTTCTGGTTTAATCCCAATAGTGTTACCCCATATGTAATAAAACTCACTTGAATTCAAATAACTAAAATACCCGTTTGCATTGCTGTATCTAAACTTGTCAGTCATTGAAATAGGAAACAACTCTCTATCTGTCTCTGTACTAGCAACACCCTCTCTTTCTATTAATCTGATTTTTAATGTATTTGCAGGAAGCGTGTATGTCTCTGTTCCACTGGTTATTGTAATATCCGTAGTCTCGACGAGAAAATCCTCAAACAACTCAATAATCTTGTTCTGTGCAAAGTTCTTAGCATCGTTAATCCAATCAACCCACATCGCAGTAGTCATAGCCCTATCTGTCTCTGTTCCTAATGCTGTTTCATCCAAGCGTGGACTATCAGCGATTGTTTTCCCTCTCTGTACGAATTGTAATAGTGTCATTTATTCCTCCGGTCTTTCCTTACGACAATGTCAATGTTTGAGATTTAGTTACCCATATTTTAGTAGTAACATCCTCTACGTATGAAGGACTATTTGTATAGTGTAAATCAGCCCAGAGTCCATCAGTCGAGCCATCTAGGGCTTGAGCGATATTGCCTCTTCGTAATCTCCAATACTTATTCGCTATAGCTGTTTCACCATCAGCTCCAACATTAAGGCTTGCACATCTCGTTATACTACATTTACCAGCGGTAACTTCCAAACAATACAAGTACGCATCAAACTCAGCAGCTACATTCGTTGTAAATAGATTCACATCAAAAGTCTTTAAGGTAAGAGCTGTCTGGTCATTCATTTGTTCAAAGGAAACGTGATATACATCAACATCTGATAAATTCAAGGTTGAAGTAGAAAGAACTACTGCACCAGTAAACCATTTTGATGATATATATGCATCTGTAAATGAATGTCTTGTGTTTCCATTTGAATCCGTATCTGATCCATCTATGCTTACAGCATCAACGGTAATCGTATCTGTGTCTGCTCCAGTTGAAGCTCCTGTATCTCTATCTATGCTCTCACCTGTTATTGTGATCGTTCCTGACAAATCACTGCCTGCATTAACTACAATCATTATCTTTCCAATTCCCTTACTCACAGCAATATCATTGGCTGGTGTTGCTGGCCCGAGTGCCGCCGCTGTATTGGTAGCTAATAATCCACCATGTAAGTTTGTTTCACTTGCCCGTGCTGGCTCTGCATCATATGATGTTAAAGCAATATCAATATCAACTGTAGGAGTCACAAATGCTAGATTTCCAGAAGCATCTGTTTTAATGATGTCCCCTGCTGTTCCACCATCTGCTGTCGGTAATACCCATATCTGATCGCCCGCCAGTGTCCCCGCTTCAAACCCTACGTAATTACCATTGTCATAGAATCTAACTTCATTATTGCTTTTCAATTGTATATTACCATTCATTTCTAGTTCACTTGTAAACACATTTGTCCCACCAGTTGTCTGTATGTTCGTTCCTACAGCATCCTGTTGAAACAGAGCAACTGTTGTATCTGTCGCAGATGCATGCTCATTATGAAAGAATGAAAGATCTCGATTACTTGAATCAGAAGAATTTGAATGAACAAAGAACGCTCTTCCCGTCGTCAAAGAATTGAAATCAGCAAACCTAATACCATTCCCAGTCTGTATCTGTGGAGATGATAGATTAATCAATGCCGCACTTGTTGCTTCTGAATCTATATCAAGACCATTATCGTTTGTATCTTGATCGATCAAAACAGCATCTTCTGCTACTGTTTGTTGAAACTGAACTTTTCCACCTTCTGTCTTTATAGAATAAGCAGTTGTTATACCACTCGCTGTTTGATCTTCTATCAATAAACCATGACCAGTTGTAATTACCCTACTGCCAGCAGCCGTAGTTGTGGGAGCTTCTACCCTAATACCAGCCCCTAGAGTCGCTGTTCCTGTACCGCCACTTGATCCAAACCCATAAGCAGCGTTTAACCCTATTGCCACATCAGTCAAGCCAGCAGTAGTCGTAGATCCACCTGGCAAGATAGTCGCAACAGCATGTACACCCCGCAACTCTGTAGTTGTACCTGTAGAATCATGTATTGCGGCACTCCATAGCCCAGCAGCACCTTGTCCACCGGCCCCACTTAGAATAGCATCACCTTTTGTAGCAACTTGTGACTGAAATCCACGCATAAAGACTGATTGTGTCCCCGTATTAACCCTGTTTATAGCATATACGCCCACAATCCCGTTGCCATTACCTGTATGCTGTCCGCCTGTAGGTTCGACATATAATGTAAAATAATCCCCAACAAACGAAGATTTGTCTCTTGTGTCTACCTTTATGACATCACCAGCATCTCCATCTCTGCGAATCAACAGTGCTTCTCCATTATCAGTATCAATTATCACCTGATCAAATGTCCCAGCACTAGAAAGAGTAATACTGTTAGCAAAGATGCTATCAAACTTCTTGGCAGCAGATCCTAGATCCCGAACGCCATCAGTAGCAGGAATTATATCGAACTTTAAATTCCTTAATGAATTGCGGTAGGAATCTCTGCTTCCAGTATCCCTAGCATAAATAGGAACACATAACAACAGTGCAAGTAATACCAATAATGTCTTCTTCACCATGATTCACCCCTATAATGCTTCTAATGAAGCTTTGAGTGTCTGCCAATCAACGATTTGTGCTTCCAGTGTTGCAATCGTCTCATCTATCTCCGTTACAGTATAAGTAGTCACAACATCTTCCTCATATGTCGTTGTTACATCATATGACTGTTCCTCACCAGATACGGCTGCATTTTTCTCGTGACTTTTATCCTTCTCTTTCTTTGCCATGTTATCCCCCTTTAATTATATAGAACCAATTTCTTCTCACCAACACCTGGAATATTTACTGTTATCTGGCCATATACACCACCACCAGTTGGATCAACCGCATCTGCTGGAACATTAAACAACGGCTCTCCTGCACTAAATGTTGCCATATCAATCCCCAAAGGATCTCCAGCACCAGCATTATCTGACTGAATCTCTAAAGCTGCAATTGGGACAGCAGCATTTGAATCCCTATCAAATAGAACACCAGCACCATTATTACCATTATCATCCACGATTAAGCCTTTTCCGTTACTATCCTGCTGTAACCGCATAACCGTTGTATTTGCAGAACCAGGATTATCATTATTCGCTCTAAACAAATCCCTAGTAGAACCATTAGAACTATTAGATCTTATGTTAATAATTTTACCAGTAGTCAAACTATCTGCATTCGGTATATCAAATATGTTTGAAGTCTGTTCCGCTGTAGCACCTAGCAACAATACGGTTGAATCTGTTGCAGTTGATTCAAACTCAACTAGACCACCAAATGTTTTCAACGCCCACGCATTAGTTATGCCTGTGGCCACCTGATTATCTACTCGTAATCCATAAATATTATTGATTGTATGGGTAGCATCTGTATTTGAAGGCACAACAACTCGCACACCATATGAATTTGTAATAGATCCTGATCCCGACGAGCTATTAAACCCACCAGAGAGTTTTATACCATAACTATCAGTCAATAACCCTGCATCCACACTAGAACCAGCAGTCAATGCACCATATGTGACATTAAAACCATTCAATTCAGCCGTAGTTCCAGTTGAATTATGAATACTTAAAAAATGTCCAGCACGAACCCCATTATCGCCAACTCCACTAGCTACGGCATCACCTGATGTTATTGTGCGAACATTAAGACCTCTTATTAAGTCACTCTGAGTTCCTGTATTTACAGTTGTCTCAACAGAAATACCACGAACAGGATTAGCTGATCCAGTAAATCCACCACCATTCGGGATTACTTCTAGTGCTTTGGTAGCATTATCAGCCGGATCACCGGTATCTACAGTTAAAACATCTCCTAAATCTCCATCTTTACGAATCAATAGAGCTTCATTGTTATCTGCGTCAATAATGATCTGCTCAAATGTCCCAGCTCCAGATAGATTGACATTGGTCACAAACAATTCATTAAATCGCTTAGTAGAAGATCCCAGATCACGGACATCATTTATTGCAGGAATTATGTCAAATTTCAAATTCCTTAAAGCATTACGATACGAATCTCTGCTTCCTGTGTCACGCCCATACGATAGCGTTGTTATCAATAACAAAGAGACAATTAAAAGTATTTTCCTCATTATGCCCCCTAGTATGAAGCTTGGATGTGTAGTTCGCCTTCTGCAATAGCATTAGCACCATCGTTATTCGATACATTAAATCTGAAATACTTGCCAGAAGCGATCGTCAGTGTTGCATGTGTATCATTCGCAGAAGTCAAATTAACATTAGTAAATTCTGTAATAGCTCCCCCACCCGAAGGTGTCATCCATGTAATTGCACCAGAAGCAAACTCAGGGATACCTTTATCACGTCTAACACCAATCTGATAGGTTACAGTCACATCCGTTGATGTTGTACCATGTAAAAACAGACTCACTGGGCCTATAAAAATATCTGAACTCATTATTCCAGTGTTCTCATTTGAACTAGCACCAGTTGTCCCCGTCCAGAGTGGATCTTCACTTGTTCTATACCCGTATGACATCATTTCCTCCCATTAGTTAACGCAACCAGGGCGCATTTGCCGGTACTACCGGATTACCCACAACAGATCGCCATCTCTCTCTTGAAATAGCATCCATATCACTTCTAAATTGTTCGATTCCCTTATCTTCTAAGTCTTGATCGTTATTCTCTAGTCTTGTTGCCAATCGTCCTGCATTTTCTGCACGTTGTTGATCTGATTCTATAATATTATCTAAATCACGCTTGTCTATGTCTCTATACCCAGCTAACCCAATATCATCTTCTTCGCCCCTCTTAGCTATATAGATTCTATAGGCATTTCCCTTACTATCCTTCGTATAAACACCCCAACGACCACTTCCCTCTATGACCTTCCCATTTTCATCTAAATGCTCAGGAATCCACTTAACTTCTAGAGCTTTATCATACCGCTGTAATAATCGATTTGCGGACGGGTTCTTTCTGGTTCGCATTCTCCCAATTGATACCTTCATTATCGTCTACTCCTTCTACGTTTAACGACATGAACCTTCTATTTCCTCCACAGAAGAAATCAGCACACTTCTTAGGTCTTTTGTCGCTTTTATGTATTTTGCAAAGATTAGTTTCTACATTTAAGTATTCACAAATAAAGACAGGAGCAGGTGTATTAAATTTTAGCCCACATTGCTTTACTTGAACGTACAAACAACAACACCTTCCGCATTGTTGACACTTTTTTTGTTTTCCTGACTTTTTTTCGCTCATCTTTTACCACTTTCCCCTTATATCCACCGTACACGCCTATGAAAGTAAGACATAAGATCATCAAGCATATTCTGTGGAATGTAAAATTAACCATACAATTTATACCAACACAAAACACACCACATAAGAGTATGTCTTGATAATAATCACGTTTTTTTAGTAAGAAATCTCTTATAATCTTGTTTATGTACCCCAAGATCGACAACAATCCAAATATACCCACAACAAAGAACGTCTGTATATATTCATTGTGTGCTGCTGTCCAGAAAGAACCCGCTGGCAACCAAACCCTATACTTACCTAATCCATACCCCAACAAGTACCGTTCAGGAGCCATGTTCTTTAAAGTATCTACCCAGACCTCAAACCTTCCACTTGAACCACCCATTTTAAGCAATAATACAGCTCCTAGTAACGCTCCCCATACATATATAGTCAATCTATCTATAGATTTAAGCTTACGAGTAGCAAAGTACAAGAAAGTAAAACCAATCAACAATATCCCACCTCTTGTATTGTTTGTCGTATTGTTATTGAGAAACAAGACTGGAAGTATTACTGGAATACACATCCACCAGCCAACAGGAACTGTTATCTTCCTCATCTTCCCATTAATATTCAAAACACCTTTAAATTTCCATGTATTTCTAAAGAAACAACAAAACCCAATTCCAATAAACGCTGCAAAATGGTTAACAGCATGACAAAACCCAATCACTTGCTTCTTAGCAGCATTAACTACCTCAGGAGCGCCATTAGATGAATACACAGGATCAAACCCCATACGCTGTAGATACGCATATATCACCTGAATCATAACTGCTACACATATAAAGTTCATGATTATCCTGACATCACGCTCTGTCTTAATATAGTGCTGTAGAGCAACGATCACACCACATGCCAATGCAACCTTCACAAACGATAGATATACCTCTAGCATGTAGATAGGCATCTTGTTAAACGAAGCAACACTCACCAAGCAACTCCAAAAGAAAGCCCTTATCCAGAAATCTTTTATTACAAACCCAAGCAAGAAACAACTACCAAAGATCCATAGTAACTCTCTAGATGCGTTCACCATGTAAGTTCTGTGAAACAAATACCCGAAAACAAATATGAGAAAGATCGAACCAATTGTTGTTACTTTTTTCATAAATCACCTTCTAGGGCAGGCGTCCCCGCCCTGTTAGGTAAACTTAAAGAAGCGTCCCGCTTTAAGTATGTTTAGTTATTGTCAGACCAAGAATTAGCTGATGCGTAAAGGTTCACAACCATCCACGTATTCGCACCATTACATCTTAATGTAACAGTTGAACCAGTCGCACTAGCAGGAGACAAAAGTTTATCTCCAGCAGCCATCGTAGTTGTTCCATCAAACCATGCAATCACATCAGTCCCATTAGGATCAATGTTGAAAGTATTGGCATCTCCCGACGTGAAAGTAAACCATACACCTGCTGTATCACCTACAGGTAAATCATGAGTATTTCCAGCCGTAAGATTGTCAATTAACTTTCCTGATTGTGCATTGGTTAATGTCTGTCCAGTAGAAACCGACGCAAAATCAGTTATTCTACCATTTGGAAATACTGCAAGACCACCACTGCTAATATCCCAAGAGTTAGCATCAATGGCAACTGCATTAGAGTTTCCACCAATTGAAACTTGAGCATTAGTAGTCCCTGTTCCAATGTTCACAGCAAAGTTACTGTTTACGTTTAAGTTAACAGTCGCTCCACTTATCTCAGCACCAGTTGCAGTTATTGCTCCACTTGTTGACGCTGATATTTCTGTCCATGACAAGGCGTTACTAAACTTTACAGTGTTAGTAGTGTCATCATAAGCAAATCCACCCTCATTCCCAGAAGAAGCCGCAGGCAGACTACCAGTTGCTGTAGTTGGTAGCTGTATGTACGCATTGCCATTGCTATAATTACTGTTCTCAGGAGCAACAGTTACATCAATCTTCCTGATAGAAATTGCAGCATCAGGATCTACTGTACGATTGACAATCCTAGCTTCGGCAACACCGAATCCAAGAATAATCAACCCAACGAGGAGGATACTTGCAGCTTTCTTTGCAGCCTTTTTCTTTGGTTTTTCAGCATCTGCTTTACAGAATACCGCAGCTTCAAGAGCAGATATTCTATCTTTTAGCTCTGGATGTAGATTCTTAAATTTTATCATCACTCCTCCATTGATAGTTAACCCCTCCGAGGGCTTTTAAACCCCCAGAGGATACTAATCAAAAGTTACGCTTCTGTTATGTCTCTCAAAGCACCTTGTGCCTTAAAGTTAGAACAACCAAGATTCATATAGCAGTACATAGTTGCTGTGTAAGCATCGTACTCACCATTAGAATCGATCTTTCTCTGGAACATGGAACCGTCATAATCTAACCAATCAAATTCACTTGCGCGATAGATAGCTAGAAACTTCGTGTTCACGAACATCATGGTGTTAGGTACAGCTTGTTTATCAACGATGATAGGAATCTCTTCATTACCATATTGATAAGCAATAGCTTTCCATCCACCAACCAGATTAAGAGGTTTGACATAACGTCTGTCAGCCTGCAACAGATCAACGTATGCTCTCTTTACTCCATAGGATGTGATGATACATCTCTTTCCAATTGCACCCAACTGTCCAGAAGCTTTCTCTATAGTATCTAGAGTATTCTCCATGTTAGCTTCTGTTAGAACCTGAGTTGCATTATTGTTATGAACGATGTTTGCATCAAGTATTGGATTCGTTACCCTTGATGATCCATAAATGGTTGTAATAGCATTACCAAACCCAAACCAAGAAGATGTAGCTTTAATGGCTTCGTTATCAATGACACCTCTAAGACCCATCATTTCATTGTCTTGAGATCCATATCGAAACAAGAACCTGTTATCACTCCATTTCTCAGTAGCTATTGATGCAAATGCTGAATCATATAGCTCAAAAGTTGTATCACTTGTGATAGGTCCAACTCTGTAAGCTGTTGCTGCTGTTAAACCTTCTGAAATATCAACATCACCAGTAGCTGTACCTGCAGTTTCAGCATCTAAGGAATAAATGCTCTGTCCCTCTTCAAGATACTGTGTTCCAGGATTATTAACAGTCACAGTAGCATCGGCGCCGCCACCTGTTCCATTTGTCTGGCCCAGATAACCAGTTCCATTACCATTACAAAGCATTCTATTAACATTGATCTTCATTGCTTCTACCATTCCATTAACTTCAACATCTACGACCTTCGCAAATGCTGTAGAAGACTTTCTGGAAGCTGCCATTGTTTGCCCTGTAAACTCGATTCTTCCATAAGTGTTCGTTAATGGAATAGCGAGCTGCAAGAACGCAGAGTTCTGTGCAGGTGGTAAAGCGGCATTCTCCGCAATGGATGCAATACCCTGATTTCTTCTTGTTTTAATTGGTACATATGCTGTTAAAGTATCACCACTAACATCTTCCTCATTCTTCTCAATAAGTCTGTATGTTGGTGATAGATTTCTCAACGAATCGATAATCGGCCCGTGATAATCTCTCTTTAATGCAGCCTGAAAATTGGCTAATGTTTGACCCATCATTTCCTCCTGTTATTAAGTATCTCTTACCGCATCCTTCATGTAAGCTTTCAAGGAATTAGCAAAAGATTTCTTAGCTGATCCATCACTCAGAGAGAGCTTTCTTCCAGTCGGAGTCGGAGCATTACCACCAGGAGATCCCATTCCAGAGCCAGTATCACTGACTTTTTCCTTGATGTAGTTTTTCTTGACGGTATCTCTTGCGCCTTCAATATTCTTAACATATTCTTTCGCAATCGCAGGTAATTTCTTACCATTTTGGTACGAAAGAGCCATTATGTTCTTCATATCAAAGTCACTAAGAAACTCATACTTCCCCTTAACTTGATCGTACTCCTTCTGAATATCATTCTGAATGTTTACAGCCTCACGATCTCTCGCTGAATTCTGCATTGTCTGAATGGTATTCTTCAATGAGTTAATCTCGCTCATATAGGGATCGTCAACTCCATCGGAGTCCTGTGCGACTGCTGCCGTATCTTCCCTTATTAAAGCTAAAATCTTCTCTGCTTTCTGTCTATTATCTGGATGATTCATCCAATTATCCATACGAATATATGGATCTAATCCTTCTCTTTCCCTCTTTACTTCTGTTGTTTTGTTGGTGTAGTCGTCTCCCTTCTCAATCATTTCAAAGAGTTCCTCTCCACTTAACTCAGAGAATCTTTCTTTAAATCGAGCAGGTACACGCTCTAGCATGGTATTCTTCACTCCGTCATACCAATCAGACTGGGCCGGTTGACTACTGGCAGGTTGGTCAGGTTCCCCACTTACATCAGGTTCACTGACTCCCACAGTTCCATCACTAGCACCTTGGTCTTCGGTAGTTCCAGGCTCAACTATCATGCTTTCTCCATCTTCCAAACCAAAACCCAAAACAAACAACATATTCCATAAATACATCACTTACCTCCTTGCGACTGCATGTCACATCAACTTGGTCTTTCGACTGTTAATGCCGCTCGGTCTATTTATACTACAACGACTGTCTACACTGTGCAGACTCGGTCGTTTAATACTTCTTACTCATAACCTTGTACTTCCCTATCATCTTCGCTAACGCTTTCTGACGTTTCTTCTTGTCTTCTTCTTTCTTATTCGGATTTAAATACGTTGGTTTTGCCATTTACTAAGATCCTCCGCCCATTGCCTTGTATTTCTCTATCATCTTTTTTAATACTGCCCTGCGCTTTTTAGACTTCTCTTCTTTCTCGTATTCTTTGCTTCTCATTTCCATCTGTCTCTGTCTATTTAATGCTTCTGTGTTTCTTGACATATTTATTCTCCTTTTAACGAGGCAGGTACAATGGAAACTAGACCCACAAACACAGACTCTTTAGGGAAGAAAGTGCCTATTTTAATTGTTAGTCTTGAGTGAAAATCTAGTGTATCCATTTAACCTGCCCCCATTGGTGGCATCATTCCTTCTTGTGGTAGTTCCGCTGGTGGCATCTCACCTTCCATAGGAGGTTGTCCACCTGGTGGCGGCCCTTCCTGTCCTGGTGGTGGTTGCATATACGACTCATGCTCCTGCTGATGCTGATCTATCATCATTCGTAACTGCTCATCAGCATTCTCATACCACAGCGACTTACGCAATTTATCATGAAAATCAACATGTATAATATGGTTCTCAAACTCATACACTTGTATTGGCTGTCCTTCTTTTACACGCCTGTTCTCTATCTCAGCCATCTTCTCATCTGCATTTACTTCCTCAAACAACTCCTCTACATTTCCTAGCTCTAATAGTCTTAATGCTTTACTCTCATCTTTTAACATTCCTTCTCTCCATAGATCCATCACCATCGCTTGTCTGGCTGCTTTACTCTGTGGCATTGCTGTCCCTGACTGTACAATTACGTCAGTTGGCATATTCTCACTAGCTGTGAAATCCTTTACTAACAACTCATTATCTTTTCCTATCAACACGATCTTTCGTGGTTCTTTATACTTCTCTTTAACCAGATTCAAGATCAACATCCCACTCTCACCCTCAACCTGCTCATATCTCTCAATGGTCGGGCCAATAGGTGTTTCATCTTGCTCAAGCAACAACTGGATAGCTACACCTGATCCAACACCAGGAGGGACTGTTCCTCTTGATACTTCATGCTGACTCGATATATTCTGCATGTCATTGAGATTACTTTCTAAATCCTTATGAACATATGCCGGAAGCGGTGACATCTTAGTTTGATGCGGTTCTTGCGCACCTGCAACTGGTGTATATCTGATAATCGCACCTGGTTCTGTTGGTATTCCTTCCTTTGGAACATTCTGCCCCTCTGCTACAATCCAATGCGGTTTACTCATACGATTCTTTATCTCTATGATCTGAGATCGTGTCTTGTTGTACTCAACCTGCAAAGGAATAAGATCTTCAAGTGGTGTACGTCCCCAGAACCTATCGTGTACCTCTGTGAAGTCATACTGCTTAATCCCAAGCGACTTGGTCTTGATCCACGCTTCATAAGGTAAATCACCATCATGCAGCAATATCCCATTAGCAAAGACAACTAAACGACCACGTGCATGTGTTTTATTTGGTTTTACACGCCATTCTTTAACTGTCGCAAATCCTTCTTTTAGTTCATCATCTTTGTTTACTATATGTGATTTCCTTGGTTTCGCATCTCCATATACTTTTGATTCACCTATCAACTGCAACAACTGTTTCTCCATAGGAGTTGAACCTTTGCTAGTCTCAGGATTAACTTTATATCCTTCCTTGTATGTACTTCTTATCCACTCTAAGCTACGCAGTTTGCACTTAAATACCCACTCACAATCGTCTATGTGTCTAGCACCTGGCTGTGGTACTACCTCAAACGGCCCAAGCACTTCAACTGCTACTTCTCCCAAGTTAAACGAATCTACAATCGGCTCTCCTTTCTTGTCCAACTCAGGTGTTTCAACTGTCTCTGTCTGTGGCTGTCCGTATTCATCTACGATAGGATAACCATCATCATCTGTAATAGTCTGTTCGCTCTTTGTAACACGTGGCTCTTCTATCCGATCCCCAGCAGATCCATCCCAGTAATGATCTTTAAACCCTGTTCCATATACAGATACCAACGTCGCAAGTCTTGTGTTCTTGTTGGCAAGCTTCACTACACGTTCAATATGCTCTAATACTTCCTGTGAATATACCGCTGTATTCTTGTCTGATTCCTCTTCTGTAGCAGGTACAACATTCAAGACAGGTCTGTTCTTCTTGATTCTACCTACATACTTCGCTATGATTGGTTGCAGGTGATTACAAGTAAGTCTTATTCTCCATGATGGAGCAGGGGGGATCTCAATACGCCATGAATCACTATTCCAACGAATCCACTGAAACCCAAGATAGAAACTCATGTTGATATACCACTGTCTTTCATACCATCTACGATGCTGTAACGCTTCATTCAACTTGTCTTCTGCTTCTGATACGATTAAGTTCTCACCATCGGTTTGCTTATTGCTCCCACCTTTATCCCATATCATGTCTTAGACTCCTGTATTTGTGCAACCTCATCCCAAAGTGCCTTGTCAATGCATTTGACTGCACACGCTGTACTGCAACAGCATACATCTTGTATGTTTCTTGGATTTGGATAATGCCTAACAGCATGATTGCCTAGCCCCATGAATCTCTTTTCACACACGGCACATATTTTCATATCACACCTTGGTATACATGTCACCAACAAGACTATCAGACTTCTTCTCCAACCCTCTCAACTGTGCTTCCATATCTGCTTCTGCTTCATCATCAAACAACGATGGTGGATATTCAGGTTTCTTGTGCTTAACGCTTCCTGCCCTGTACTCCCCATAATCCTTTGACATAATACGATCCAATAACTTCTGCTCCTTACGATTCCAGAGAAACTCTTTGACCAATACATAAATAATCATTACCAGTAAGATATAATCCGTGTTCATATTCTATACCCCTTTTCAATCTGAAAACCAGCTCCGAGCGACCCATTATCAATAAGTCGATAAAATGTCTCCCTATACCCCTTACTGGTTCCAAGTCTTTCACAAGCGTCTACATATACCCTATCAATACGGCTGATATAACGCTGACTCCACTTGTATCGCCACAATATATACTTCATCCTTACTCTTAAAAAAAACTTCTTCATCACCAATCACTCCCTATAAATTCACTTGTCATCTCTTTAGCTTCACGAACCTTCTTTCGGGCTGCTGCTTGTGCTTTCTCATGTGCTATTTGATCTTGTGTCTTGTATACCACTTTACCTCTTGGCCTTGCTGGTTTAGGGAATCTACTCATAATCAAGTATCTTAAACAGTCACACAAATGATCGTCTTTCTTGTATGGCTTTGGCTTTACTAACCCTAACCCTGAATCTCTATCTTCAACGTAATGGTATCGCTCTAACTCCCACAGTAACCATTTGCAGGTAGAGAAGATCTTGAGCTTGCCTGTCTTGAAGTATTCTCCTACTCTGTTAATACCTGCATCTATATCCTTTTCAGCAAAACCAGCGTAAACGCCACTGTCTCGGTATTCGTCATATATGCTATACAGATCCCCAAACTTCATCGCCATACTGTTCTTTGCTGCTGGATCTATCAACCAGCGCTCTACTTGATCTATTGCCTTCATACTGTCTACAACGTCTGAAACTCGCTTGTTAGCCTCTCTGAACTCATCATAGATGTAGATCGTTCCATCATCGGAGATCGCACCCCACAGCACCCCTGTAGTGCCTGTAACCGCAGGATCTATCACTCCCAGCCGCTCCCAATGATCTTCTAGTGGGATCGGGTCAATTACATGTGTACGTTCATCAAACTCTGGCCATACAATACCCGTATAATCTTCAAAGCTTGCTTCATACTCTTGCCTGAAATATCTTTCAGGTAGTTCTTTCCGTGCTTGTTCAACTTCATCGGGGTCTATAAATGGATTATCTACTGTTCCGAACTTCCAGCTTTCAAACCCATCAATGCCCTTTTGGCCTTTGACATACATCTCAAACATAGAGTTTTTACCTTTGGGTGTACCAATGAACAACGCTCGACCTTTCATATCTGTTAACATAGGCCTTACAATCTCACTCCAAACATTTGCTTTCATTGATGCAAATTCATCTAGAACCGAAAAGGATAATCCAACACCTCTCAAGCTATCCTCATTGTCCGCACCTTTCAGCTCAATCGTTGAACCATTCGGGAAGCGTATATATAACTCTGATTCGTTCTTCTTTGTGATTATTTCTGGTGGTATCATCTTAATCAACATACGCCAGGCTATCATCTTCGCTTGCTTATATGTTGGTGCTATGTACCAGTTGAGCGACTCATCATTCACAATCGCATTCTGAAATAACTCATTGAGTGCCAATACAGTCTTGCCAAACCTTCTACCGGCAACTAAGACTCTATAACGACTCTGGCTCTTCCAGACTAAACCTTGATTGTGGTGCAATGTAAGATCTTTTTCCATCAATCACCCAGTTGACGTTGAATGTTACTTTGTTTGACTGATCTACTATCGGCCCATCAGCCCAACCTTTCCCTCTATTTTTAAGGTAGAATATTTGTGCAGTAGTGTTTCCGGAGATCGCTCCTTTATATAACGCATCTTCTACCAACTGAACTCTTTGAGTTAACATCTTCTGAAAGTATCTCTCAATCATTGGTCTACGATTACGCCATGTCCATACTGTACCATAAGGAACACCAGCAGCATTACAGGCATTAAACACACCTGATCCTTTTGATAAGTTCTCTCTAATCTTCTTTAATATCACACTCTTTTTATACATATCTATTTCTCTACTTTGTTAACAATCCATCAACAGGTTATTCACAGCTTAACTGCTTTGTTTCCAGAGAATTGCTCCCATCTCTCTATAATTACCTGACAATAATGTGGATCTAGCTCCATCATATAGCATTTACGCTTGAGTCTTTCACAGGCTATTAGGGTTGAGCCGCTTCCACCGAAGAGATCGAGTATTTTGTCATTAGTTTTTGAACTATTCGTTATTGCCTTACTACACAATTCAATTGGTTTCATGGTGGGGTGCAAATCATTTTTTTTGGTTCTTTTTATCTCCCATATGTCATAATCAGGGCGTCCATTAAACTCGTGGACATCAACCCACCCATACACTATTGGCTCATATTTTGACATGTAGTCACTATTTGAAAGTGTGTGATTACCCTTATTCCATATTATTAAAGCTCTATACAGGAGGTTCGTCATCCCTAATGAATAAAATAGTTTATCTAAACCCAGCCGATAGAAGCAAATGTAAAATGCTCCTAAGGTATATCGCTCTATAATAGAAACAAACTTTGTCACAAACTCTTCCCCTTCTACTTCTGACATTTTATCATTTTTTATAGCACCATATCTCGAATTATAACTTTTACTTCCATCCGAGTGCACACTTCCATTAAAGCCCATCAAGTAAGGAGGATCGGTAAACACCATATCAGCTTTCTGTCCGTTCATAAGCCTATCCACAGCATCTGTGCTTGTAGCATCTCCACAAACTAGCCTATGTTCTCCAAGTTGGTATATATCTCCTAGCTTGACATATGTTTCTTCCTTAACTTCTGGTATGTCATCGGGATCAGTTAGTCCTTCTTCTGTGTCTAACCCAAACATATCTGCCATCTCTTCTTCTGTGAATCCGACAGTCTTTAGTATCTCATCATCTATATTTGCTAAGGCAGCATAGTCCCATTGACCTAAGTTCTTATTAAGTCTAATGTTAAGCTCTACCTCTTCATCTTTAGTAAGTTGTCTTTCTGGTATGCGGACATCGACATCATGCCATCCCTTTTCTTTTAGTATGTGGTATCTTTGATGACCACCGATGATGGTGTTGTCTAGGTTTATTATGATTGGTGCGGCAACATCGAACTTATCTAAGCTAGTAGATAAATCCTCTTTCTGTTTTGCAGTAACCATGCGTGGGTTATATTCAGCAGGGTTTAATTCAGATAGTTTTCTCTTTTTATTAATCCATAACATACAATACCCCTCTACCTATAAGGGATAGTGTTGCACAAAGTGTAGTTAAGTGGTTGGTTTGCAGTAGAGAGGCTGTTGCACTTGCGTCTGATTCTTAGAATACTTCTATTAGTAATGCAATTAATTGTTTCCTTGGGCTACTGTCCTATAGTCTAAGTTTCCGTCAACTTCAATTCTTGCTGTAATCTCCAATAGTAATTGTCTAGTTGTTGCAAGTCCTAGGTTTGGTGATACAGCATGATTGATACACCCACCACAATATGCATAATATGTTCTTCTTATGTTTTTATCTTTTCCACAAATATCACATTTTCCAAATTCTGCACCGTTCATAATCCCGTCCCCTTCGTTGAGTATTCACACACTTCACCTCGTTTGTTTGTTAAAGCATCTACATAATTCTCAACAGCTTCATTAATAGTTCTACCCATACGAACATTCGTATTACAAATCTGTGCCACTCTATCAAATTCTATGGCAACGTATTCTTCAAAATTATTAAGGTATATAGTGATGCCTTGCGGAAGTCTTTTATCTTTAAAATTCCTTTTCATTATTTCACCTCCAAAGCTACGGACATAAAGTCCATTAACATACTTTTATCTTGTTTATCCATTTGCGTCCAGCACAGGGCTGTTCTGTGCGTCTGTGTGGCTATTTCTAGAGCTAGCATTCTTCTTGCGTTGTTGCTCATGTGTAATATTTCTGATTGAGTTATTATCTTCTTCATACATCCTCCTATTGTAGGGGCAGGCAGTTGGTCTGCAACAGCATATTAAGATAATTAAGGACTTGCACCCCTTGGCTTTCACCCCAAGTTATCACCTACTCAGGTTTAGCTGTCAGGCTACCACGCCTCTGCCCCTTGTTTTATTTATCCTCTGGTTCTTTTGCACTAGTATGACCATCCAGTATTTCTTCTAACTGCATAATCTTTTGTGCCATTTCAAAGAGAAGATTCTCTACATTTTTTTTCCATTCTTTATTTACGAACATTCCTCCTCCTTCTTCATCAACTTGTGTAGAGCATCTACTAGCTTGTCGAATTCTTTACCTGGGAAATCCATGTCTACATCATGCAAGCTGCGATCCACTGGGAGTGTACGTTTAAATAGTTTACTCTCTAAAATTGTCTTGCCTATTTCATATCTTAGTAAAGTCTTGTCTTTAATTGGCATTATTCCTCCTTCGGGTAGTATGAATGCCCACAAGTTGGACATAGAACGCTTTGTTGATAAGCAGTTTTAGATGCCTTATTGTACTGGTTTTCAATGATCTCAATTCGTATCCCCCAATGTTTAATTGACCTTGCGTCTAATCGAAAGACAGTTCCTACATCATCAAAATACTTAGCTTTATATCGAACAAGTGCAAAACCAGCAGAATACTTCCTAGTTAGAATAAAGGTACACATGCTTTTACGGTCAAGCTCCACAGGTTCATCTGGATCCCAATATCTATACATTTGCCTGGTTCTACTGCTTCCTATCTGTGATCCTAAACTCATCATTCCTCCTTATCAAGTAGTGTCTTAATGGTAAGGCCTATAACAATTCCCAACCATAGAGGCCAAGCTATAAGAGTGTATGCCTGCTTCCACCAGGGCATGTTTTTAAATTCATCACTATGAGATATAAAAAGTCCATAAGAGAATATGCAGCCGATTAAGTACATGTATCCTCCTTATCAAGTAGATGACTATGTTGGTGTATGTTTCCTATGATTTTATAACAAGATGAGCATATCATATGATTAGGATATGCTTTCATATGTTCGCAAAGTGCTTTATCCTTTTCTTCGTACTTACTTGGCTTAATGCACAACAAGGCAAAACCACTATTATACCCATCAGCGGAATATATAATTTTGAATAGCCCGCCCTTATAGTCACTTGTCACTAGTTCTAAAATATCCCCTTCATAGATCTCCTTACCATGCTTATCGTGTAGGCCTGTCCACTGTTCGAGAATAAAGTCATCCGCTCTCAAGCAGTCTAAGCCTTTAGTATCTCGAATACCTATAGCTCCATCTAGATTAATCACCAGCTCCTGTAAGTTCCCATTATACGCTTCGTAAATGTTCTCAAAAAACTTATTGTTTACTTTATCCCAAGCTCTAAACTTAATCAACCTGCTCATAGTTCACCTTCCTGTATTTCTTGTTCTTGTGACAGTATTCTAAGCCCTCCGTCCGAATATATCTATTTACTGTAACCTCATGATGGTCGTAGTCTTGCCATTCTTTTTCAGGTAAGTCCTCACATCCACACCAATAGGGGTCTATCCATTCACCACTTTGATCTACAACCTCAACCCCATATAGCGTTTTGATCGTAATTAAACTCCCCTCTCCATGTCCATGAGGCAATCTATCTTCATCTCCATACCCATTCACACACACTAAGAACAGCAATATGCTAACTATTTTTTTCACTTATCTTATCCTCCTCCAGCTTGATAAATCGTTTATAGATGTCCATCTGGTTATCTAACACTTTACTGATAGCATTCATAGTGACTACTAGTGCATCAGCTACTGCCATTAATTTCTTTTTATCTTCTTCATTAAAGAAATACTTTTCTATTCTATTTTCCATTATTCCTCCCAGTCCTTCCCGTTCCATGTTTTGTTGTATTCCTCATCCATCACAAAGGTCAATAATAGTTGTTCCTTTGAATCAACTCCCGCACAGCCACGAGAGAACCACTTAACGGAATCAAGCCTATCTGAGAGCCAATCATAAAAACGAAACATTACCTCAAACCATTCCACATTTTTCACCAGCGCATATAACTGATCTTGTCTGGGTAGCCAGATGAAAGTTTCTTGATCGTCCATGTCTGAATTCTCTTGAAGGACTTGTATTTTCTCTAAAACTGTATCAAAGCGGAAATCCCCAATCAAATGAGGTCGCTGTTCCTGTATCTCAGTAGCTTTCTCACACATGGCTATGTATTCTTTGCTTTTGTCCATATCATCTCCTATGAGTAAACTCTGCTAGTTTTTCTTCAAATCTTTCAGACGCATACCTGTAGACCTCACATGAAATGCTTTCCCAGATGCTGAGTAGAAGCTTGCTCCACCCCAACATATTCTCTTCCAATTGTGGAGAGTGTTTTGTAGCAGCAATTAATTGACCACTGATCCTGTGTAAGTTGTAGTCAACTTTCATGTAACCTATTAAATTCCAAACATCATATGATCCATTTTTATCAATCTCTCTTGTATATCCCAAATCCTTCAACTGCTCTTTCAATGTCTTTTCCTCACTCACATCACACCCCCTTATAACAAACATCATCATCATACAAAACACACTGGCAGTCATAGGCATCACCAGTCTTTCTTCCATAGAATATCTGTCCAACTATCTCGCTGGGATCTTTTTTCTCTAGTGCTTGCTGTACTCTCCAAATCTTTGATGGGTTTGTTTTAAGAGCTGCCGCTATCCTTCTTGTTGACCATCCGCACTGAGTAGCCATGTGTATTAGTAAAGATCTATCTCTCATATTCTACGATCGAACCACGTTAATGCATCTTCCGTTGTCATACTACCCCCAACTTGTTTTTCTTTAGGTGTATAAGCATCTTGGCCCTGGCATTGGCCTCGCTCTTATCTTTAAAGGATTCACCAAAACCTCCATAAACATAACTTACATTCCACATGCTACTATTTGGTTTGTATTTGGTTATACAGAGTGCATTGCATTTTTTCCCGATGAAGATTTCCTTTGGCAACATCTCCCCCAGCTCTGCCACTGTGTAGGCTGAATATACAGCTGCTTTTTCCATGTCGTGATATTCAAGCCAATCACTATCAATAATCTCTAATTCATCCCCAGTGTAAGCACAGTTAATATCCCAAGGCTTGCTCCACCAACATAAACTCTCCTGCTCAAACCCAAGCTCTTTCATCTTTTTGGCTAGTTCTAAGCTAACTACTTGATCTTCTATCCTCATTCCTCCTCCTTGACCACATTAGCCTCAATGTTGATCTTAACTTTCATTATTCTTTCGTGATCTTTTGCTTTCATTTTGTTTGCAGCTTGTAGTGATCTTGCTACAGGTAGGAATAAATTAATATAGCCACCCTTAACGTAGTCTATCTTCTTAACCCAACAACCCCCTGTGGTATATGCTTCAAAGTACATCACTCCCCCTTGGTGTATTTCATTCTGTCTATAGTTATTTCTAATTCTGCAATGGCTTTTTCTCTCCCAGAAAGTTCCCCTCTCACAAATTCACTACCGTCCTCATGTACGAATTTCTTAAAACAGAATGGACATGCTTTAACTTTGTATATGTAGCGGTTCTTAACATCTAGCTCCATCCAATATAAACAACATGCACCTTGTCCGTTATTCTTAACCATATCCTCAATCATTTGTTTAGATCTCCTATGTGTGTGTCATTGTACAGTTTTGATACCCATTACTGTTGAAGCAGTGTTCACAGTATACATTGCTATAAACTGTTATTGAGCCATAACAGTTTGTACAGTAAATATCTGTTTGATTCTCATACGACTCTAGTGGATCTGGTACAAGCATGAACACTAGACATGCTAATGCAAGAATCACTATTATCAAGTACCATTTCATTTGCCCTCCCTTGTCCCTTGTTTTGACCCTCTTAACTCATTTATAATCAACTGACAACGCCGACATTGCCATTTTGTTTGTCCTTTGTTTTGCCAGCAAGGGCAGCCCCTATGTGGAAAGGCGTGGTCGAGTAACCAACCCCTGCTGACTGTGTTAGAAATATTTATTCTTCATATAAATAAGCTCTTCAATTCTTGCTTTATACGTAATATCCTTGTCTGTTATTATCTGACGAAGTTCCAAGATGCGATCATTGAATGCCTTGTTGTTATCTCGTATTCGATGCTTTTCTTTGTTGCGAACCGACTGTGTGCCATATATGATAAATATCAGACCCAATAAAAGAATTGTTCTATCCATCCCCACCCCCTAATCGTTTCATTATTGCTTTGGCTAGTTTTCTTCTAAATTTATTCCAGTGATCTCCAGACTTACCCATCTCATCATAATCATGGAAAGCATCTAATCCTGATACATGTAATATTTCTTCTATCTCCTCTTCTGTTGGTAGCCATTCTTCCCAATGATCACAAGCCCTATCATACCCTTCACCGAAGTCATCCCCGACAACTGTAATACTAGGCTTCTCCATCCCCACCCCCTAGTCGTTTCATTATTGCTTTGGCTAATGTCTTGCACCATACTTCTCGTATATTCTTTTGTTCAGAATTTAATGGTACAGGGTACTCGCCTATCAATATATCTACTATCTCATCTTCTGTTGGTAGCCATTTGTTTATATCATTGAGAGCTTCATTGTAGCCAGCAACTGATACTTTTCCGGGCATCCTTCCATCTCCCAGTCTTGTTTCTTTCTTTCTAGGCTTCTCCATCCCTATCCTCCTTGAGTTCCTTTAACTTACGTTTTATAAACTCATTCAGAGTCCTAGACTTAGTGATAGTCTCCCAATCCCACTCCAGTATTTTCTCTATACATTTTTTACAGGTCATTAGTTCTCTGTGTTGGGTATATATTCAATGAGCTTGTGTTTTTTCACAAACTCTAAATATTTTTTAACTTTCATTTTCTTGTAATCTTTATAAATGACTCGCCTATTCTTCAATATAAGTTTAAGATCATCATAATCTTTAGCCCGAACATAATGCATGTTCATTGGTCTTATTTTTGCATACGTTTTTCCTTCGATTTCATGTGCTGTCTTTTTGCTCCACTCATCACCACAACTAGGACAATAGTATTTATATATTAAATTATCCCTCCTACATGAAACCTTACACCTGAGACACATCCAACCCACAGCATTCGATATTCCTATTTGTTCTCCTGTAGCCAACATATATTCCCAGCCCATTATTCCTCCTCTGTGTTGGGATTTATAACATGTTTAAATACACCATCTACACGCACTGGTTTATCTATTTGTTTAAACCTCATATCCATATCCTCTCTTGACCTAGTGCAATATCCCCGTAGGTATGCATCTAGAACAATCCCCCACTCCTTCTCATAGTCCTTGTGTGGGTATCTATCAAACTTCTTCTTTAACTTATCCATATCATCCCCCATTTTCGTTTGTAATGGGTGCAGTCATTGTTTTTGTTCGCTTCTTTGCAATCAAGCTCTTTCCATGTACCAACATTCTTCAATCCTGTGCTTTGCATAAATTCTTTGTTTTTGTAAACTAATATTTCTTTTCCGCACCATCCTGCCCTTCTTGTGAACTCAGGTGCATAAAAATGTTTACAGTTTTTACAAAACTTCTTCTTTAGGTTTTTCATCTATCACTCCCAAATGTTTCATATACACAATCTATTGTTTTAGTCCCATCAAAGTAACAAAGGTTTTTCTTTGCTTCCTCATATGTTGGAAAATTATCTCTACAGCTTGCTCCATCCATGCTATTTATCCATGCGTCTGTCCACCACCGAAATAGCCAATGTTTTTGTTGTATAACATATTCCCTATATTTATCTGGATATATTCTTTCTACTATCCTAACTTTTTTCATATAGCTCTCTCCTCTTGCTTTAATATCAATACGTTTTGTTCAGCATCTTTCATAGAAACATATCTAGAACACCATTGTTTATATATTTCTTGTTGTTCGTGTGCTTCTTCTTCATTCAACGCCCAGACAAGATCATGTTTCTTGAATGCAGTAAAACAATATAGTGATCTAGCATTGTTCTCATAATTTGCTTCATGTTCTAAATATTTATAACAATCATTAATCTTCCTCCATACTGTTATGTGATATGGATGATTCTTGATTTCATTTGTTTTAAATTGCTCGCTTATCCCCAAATCATCAAATGTTGTAAATCTCATAACAAACTAGCCTCCATCTCTTCCAAGTTACCTATCGTATCTTTCCAGAATGTTCTCCTGAGTCTTGTTATTTCGTCATACCACTCAAAACCCTTAACCCTGAGAATCTCTGCATGGATAGCAGGATCACCAGGACGGCTTCCGATAGAATGGTGCTTGAAATGGCAAATATTACACAGAGGGATCAAATTAATCAGCTTCCAACGTAGGAATAGGCTTTGGCTTTTCTGAATGAAATGGTGCATAGCGTCTGTTGGCTTTCCACATACAAGACACTCTGGGTATTTCTCTTGATACTTGATCTGCACCAGCCTATCTAGCTTTTTCTTGAGCCTCTGTTTCTTGCTTATCTTTCTTCTCATTCGTCCTCCGCATACACATCATCCCAATAAGAACCAAATCCCCGGTCATTATACTCATTGTCAATCATAAGTGCTGATCCTATGCTATCTTGAGTAATTCGGAGTATGTTCCCACTTGCTGCCGGTTCTCCGTTTACAATATTAGTCAACATCCTGATTCCCCGTGGTGGTGCTTTCTCTTTTACAGGAAAGAACTTCTCTCCCACCGTCTCCCATTCAGTCTCATAATTCATAACTGGTGATTTGTCTACCTCTGCAAGCTGTGGCTGTGTTGGCTCATGGTCTTCCCAACTAGGCCTGATAACCTCTTGCGTATCTGAGATGCTCCACATACCGTAAGTAATAAGAGCGCATAGGAATAGTAGGATTACGATTATTTTCATTCTTTGGTTTCCTCAACATTTTCCATAATTACATCTAGGACATCACCAAGACCACAGTCCTTATCTTTCTTCTTTAAGCTCTTCTTCTTTAGGTTCATCGCAAATTCAAATATGAGCCTGCTCATTTCATGTTTACTTAGATTGCGGTCTAGTGTCTTTGCGTATTGAGTTACTTGCTCGTGTAGCGCTTCGTTTTCATTCATCTCTCCCCCCTCTTCTCTTTCAAGCGTTGTGCATAGAGTTTATCCCAGTCCTTTTCCTGCTGTGTCTGTGTGGTTGGAATCTTTTTCGTGGTCTTTATTCTGTAAACGTGTGTGTCGCTCTTTGTCCATGTGGCCATTGAGCTATGCCAATTCTTCATAGGGTTCTTGCCAACCTTCCAGCCATTGCTCTCATAGTAATTCCAGAACTTCTCCGCAAAGTCCTTGTTGAGCCGGTATTGTTCCTCCGCATAGGACTTGACCATATCTAGGGTTGGTGGGATTTGCTTTGCTGGGTTTTTTGGTTTTCGTACCTTATTACTATCTTTATTTTCATCTCTATTATCATTTTCATTTTCATCTTCTAAAGGCATTGCCGTGGCATTGCCAAGCTTATGCCGTGGCATACTCTTGTTCTTAGTTGGATTCCAACGCTTTAGAGCATTTTCTCTCTGATGTTCACAGAATTTCTTGCGCTTTAGTGCTTCTTCATGCAGTCTTTTGTTGTGGTATTTGCCATCCGCTGTTGGTTCAAACTTCTCAAAGATTAATGCGTCGGCATTGCCATGGCATACATGGATGATTTGATCTTTGGTGAGATGTCCGTGTTGATGTTGCAGACATAAGAGTCTTATATATTGTCCTACTTGGGAATCGGTCATAAACAACGTGCCTGTTAAAAAATCGGAAGTATAAAACAAAACTGCAGGATCTTTCGCCATATTATCTCCCATAAAAAAAAGGCGAACTCTGATGACCCGAAAGCTAAAAACCGTTAGGTAGATAGAAGAAGGCAGAGTCCGCCGCTATTAGTTTTTTCGTTGAATATGTTTTAACTTTACAGGTCATGAAAACATGTTACATCAGTTCTTCGTTTTTGTCAAATGTTTTTTTACTCGTCGCTATAAACAGGTCTATCATCCGTAAACACTGGGTAGAAAATTGTTGCGATAACATCTCCATCCACCAGTAAAGATGCTATCGGTTTTATATCCACAGAGGTAACCCGCATATTCGCTTGTGTTAATTCTACATCCTTAATGAAAGCATTAATCTCTGCTTCTATTTTATTTATAGAAGCTACTATTATTTTCACCTGATTGATTTTCATAACTTCCTCCTCTTATGGATTACAATGCCAGCAATCATTTTTATGACATGGGACAATCTCATACTCCTTAACCACGACATTGAAATGTAAGAATTTCTTACATTTTTTACAATTCGAGTATAGCTCTCGAACCTCACTTGGGTCAACATTCTCACACATAGGAAAATCTCGGTCTTTTGACTGAAACCCATCCACCAGCTCTCCACATTTGGGACACTTACATCCATAGTTTACCCAATCAAACATTCCCATAGCGTCACTCCTCCTAGTGCTTCGTCAATTGCTTGTTGAGATTATAAATGTCAAGACACGCTAAGAACTTTTCCCAGTGCAAATCTAGCAATGGTACTTTGACGTCCTCAAACCCCTCTGACTCATCTCTTCCTATACGCAAGATCCTGACATCATCTACTTGATAACCATTTTCTCGTAACAACATACAGTATGCCGCCACTTGCGTAAACATATCAGGCCAGATTCCCTTAGATGTCTTGAGGTCTATAAGCGTGTATCTTCCATTTAGCTTACAGTATATATCACAAGTTCCTCCGAATTGATGCTGCTCTGATATTAGTCTCAATTCTACTCGTATAACCTTGAGATCGTTCTCCTTTTCCCATGCTAGGAACTTCAACATAGCATTTTCCGCAAGGCTTATCTGATTCTTGCTGTAATCGCTTGTGTCCGCTTTTGTTCCAAGGAGATAATGTTCTACCATACTATGAGCTAGTTTACCCACCTGTGCAAGATCATCGACATATTTGCTTATATCTATGCCTTTCAGTCCCATCTTATTAGCCCAAGGAATCAGGGCAGGTTTTGCTAGCATACCCGTGATGGTCGTAACCCCTGGGATTCTCACTCCATAGTCATTCTTATATCCCTTCTTAGCGAGACTTTTTCTCATCTTCATCTTCACAATTTCACCTCACCCATTAGCTCGATTTCCCCTTGTAGCCTAGTGATGATATTACTCAGATCTTGTCCATCTAGTTCTTTCAAGGTCTTCCCCACATATGCTACACAGAGATCTTCTAGCTTGAGTTTGATTTCCTCTTTGCTCTTGCCTGGGAATGCTTTGTTTACTAATACCCAAATAAACCTTTTCCGCTTGGCTAGTGGATCTGTCTCTGGTGGCTTATCACTTGCTGGTCTGTTAGCTGGTTTATCATACTTTGAATCAGAGCCTAGTCCTAGATAGATGTCAGCAGCAACTCCCAGCATCTTACACGCAACAGACAGTGCATCTGTAACAGCCATCTTGTACCCCTCATCGCTGGCATGTAGCCCTAGCTTCTCTTTAGTTACAAGCATACTGCCACCTATCCCAGGAATAGGATCGCCCCAAGGATTGCCCGCAGGGTTTTTAGCTATATATAGATTAACTTGTGCGAATGCAAAGATCTGGCCCTCTGGTGCTGGTTCAGTCCATAGCTTAACTATCTCATACTTCCATCCATACCCACACGGGCCAAACTGTTCCGTCAATGCTTGGTATCTCCATTGTGGATTTACATCTGTCATTCCCTTTAGTCGCCCTCCAGTTATTGCTTTTAGTGCCGCTTCTGGTGGTTGTTTAACTTCATTCCATAATTCCATCTTCTTTTCATCTTCCATAACAGCACCCCTCATCTATTGTACCAGCAACCATCATCTGAGAAACAGAAGTCGCCCTTAACTTCTTGCATTTCCTGATCTTTCGATTGCTAATTTTCAGCCCTATACATACTCCTAATACAACACTTGCTAACCACCCTGTCAGTAAAATCATTCTAAAGCCTCCTGTCCAGTTTTGAGTCCCATCCCAAATGCTTGCTCAGGACTCACATTATCCCAATAATCAGGTTTCCCGAAAAGGGGATGATCCGCACCAAAGAATTTCTGCACATGCTCAGAAGCAGATTTGTCATAATACCCAGCCATGTAGCCTAAATTTTGCCTGACCACATTCGCACATTCCCCTAAATCCCAATGAGGGTTGTGTTCTTTCATAAACTTAACTTCTTCTTTAAACCAGATGTCAGCTTCCTCTTGTGTTTTAATCGCAAGAGCTTCTCTCATTGCTTCATCATATGTTTTACTCATTTCAACCCCCTATTCTATTATTTCCAAATATCCACAAGTCAAACATCTGACATTCCCCATCCCAGTAATATCCCAATTCGCTTCTTCCTTATTCTCACAAAAGCAATCATTTTCACCATCTAACCAAGCATCTCTTTCTGCATCTTTTCTGCGTTCTTCTTCCATGTCTATATCAACTTCTCTATCTTCCATGTCCACCATGTAGTTTCCTGATCCTGGCATTGGTTCCATATCACACCTCCGCTAAAATAACTTCTCTTGCAAAACTAGCAGGAGCTTCATTTCCCCTAGCAACAGTGGTATATACCATCTCTTCTTCATAATCATATACGTGGATGAATAAGTCCATATTAGCACATAGGATAAATCGTACTTTATAGGTCATTAGTGGTATAGATGTTTTTGTAACCATTTCAACATATGTTTCAAACTTGTCTGACTCGCCCTTGATTTCCAGTAAGTGAAACGTCAGTCCTTCTTTCTCCTCTAGATTGTCTACATAGTTAGTCAGTATTTCTAACATGTCCAATGACACGCCTCTTGTATCAATAAAATAATTACTAGCCAATTTCATTTTATCCCCCTAGTTAAACATTAATTCCATCTGTTCATCTATTCCCCGACCTGATATATAGAAGAGAGTAGATTTACCTGTCATAGGACACTTGTACTTCCCTACAGAAAATATCAAGCCCTTCTTGACTAAAGCATTTATCCTACCTGATATTGATGATTTCTCCATACCTAGTGCATCAGCTACTAATGAGATATTCATAGGATGATTAGCATTCTCAATGACATCTAGTACCCTAGCCTCACTGGTATTGATGTTCTTCCGTTCCTCCTGGAACGCTATTAACGATGTTTCCCTAACTCCCATACTACACCTCCCATAAAAAAAACCCATACGGAGACTTGTCGCAAAACAAGTGGCTAGTAGCCGAACAGATGACGGCCTCTCCATATGGGTTATTGTAGACATAAAAAAATCCGTTTCATAACTAGCCAAGTTATTTTCCATTTTTTCTCCAACTTCTATTTTAATGATGCCTCTTTCGTTATGGTACCATTATAATATACCCCCTTAAATAATGCAAGTAAAATCTTTCTACCACTTCTTTGTTATCTTAAACCATGTTACAGGCTCGCTGTATTTATCAGGATCGTCCGACGAGAGCTTGTCCTCAAACGGATGTTTT